AGCAGGGCCGCCGGCCTCGGGGGTGTAGGTGACAGTCGCCGCGAAGGTCGTGCCGCGCTTGAAGGTTACTGAGGTCGAGCAGGTCATGGCGTCTTAATGATGGCGGGATTGGAAGGGGGGTCAGATGTTAATGGACTGGGTCGGGTTCGTGCCTCCAGACCACTTGGTCGAGCCGGTATAAGCCCCCTCCCAAGCGATTTGCTCGGTCTCGTAGTCGGGGGTCGTCCACCATGAAGGCGGGGTGAAGCCGTCATCTTCCCAGCGATACGGCCCCTCGTAGAAGATATTGAAGGGGATGGTGATTGGGCCGACAAGGTGCTGGGTAATGACCCAAGCGCTCGTCGTGCTGTTCCAGGCAATGGTCGCAATCCTTAGACGCTGGCAGTTATAGTTCTTCAGTTTGTTGACCTGTCCAATCTCAAGGTTTCCGTTTACCTCGAAAGGTGCGTCAGGGATGGCGATTGAAACAGGGACATACTCAAATGCGTTGGTCCAAGTCTGACGATCGCAGTCCGCTTCTCCAAGCCAAGGGGTCGTCTTGGTGTACGCATCACCGCCGACCTCCATCAAGGCCGCGTAAGGGACGCCAGCTGAGAGCGTACCGCTTGCGATGTTGTAGTGGTTAAGGATGACGCTGAAGACGTATTCCTTGGTCGTGGCTGGGGCTACAGGGGGGACAAGGGTGAAGGTCGCCCCTTCGTCGATGAGGCTAGTGTTGGCTACCGTCGGCGCAGTCTTGCTTCCAGTCGGGTAGACCGCCATCCCGATTAGGTTATACTCGCGGAGGCAACTGAGGAAGGAGTTGTCTGCCGAACGATTGATGACCCGGAGGCGGGAGAAGATGGCGTCGTTCGTGCCCGTGATGATTTCGACTTCGCCCCCGCCGTCTGGGACAAAGTTACTTTGAGGAGGACTAGCAACGTTCGACCATAGAGGGTCGATGTCCAGCGTGGTGCCGTGATTGGACGACTTGAAGGAAAAGCCGACTCCTGGCTGGATGCTCATCAGATGTTGACGTAAACGTATTTAGACCAGCCGTTCTTGGCGTAGCGGATCTCGTAGTTGATTTTATAGAGCGAGCCGAATTGCTCGACGTTTACTTGGGAAAGAAGGTTCTTGTGACCTACCCCTGCGACCGTTCCGATGGGTGCCCACGCGGGAAGCAAATTAAAGATGCCCCAAGAGTTCGTTTGCGTTGCAGAGTTAAGCAAAGCAAGGAGGGCTTGGACATCCGCGAGGGTCGTGCTGTATACGATGCCAGAGTAGGAGGTCGTCGTGGCGAGATAGTTCGTCTTGCCGTAGAGGCTTGGGTAGGTCGGGTCGACGAAGCCGATGAAGCGGCCTCCAGTTGCGGACTCAAAGCAAGCGCCGTTTGAGCCGACGTAAGACTGTGTTTGTTTGATTGGCTGGGTCTTAGTATTGACCACGGGGCCAAGTGAACTCTGGGTGTAAGGCCCAGCCCCAGCGATTACAGCAAAGTAAGAAACGTCGTGGGTGAAGAAGTTAGGGTGCGAGGTGATTGGCTCGCTCGTCAGGCCGTTGGCTGAGGATGTGTTCGGGTTGGTTCTGACACCTTCATTGATGGCAGGGTCGATGCCGACGTAGTCCACCGTGATCGTGCAGACGTTGAGGGCGTCCCAGCTGATGCGCCACTTGTCGAGTTTGAGATAGGAGTAAACCGCGTCTGGGTGGGCGGTTCCTTTGACGAGGAAGGCGTCCACGTCGGTGGTCGTGTCGCCCTTGAAGACGCTGACCGAGGTGTTCAGGCCAAAGCCGTCAGCGACGACCGTCCAGCCAGATTGAAGGATTGGGGCAACTAGGTTGTTGCCGGTGTTTACGATGGCCATTGGGTAGAGTTATTTACCGCCCTGGAGCAAAGATGCCCGGGAGGGGGTTGGGGTTTTAGTGAAGTCAACAGGGACACCGCCACCGCTTCCGCGACTAATGTTTTCAAGCAGGGCGGTCTGCTTGCGGGCTTCTTCGAGCTGAAGGGTCATGGCCTCCATTACGGGATTGGCTCCAACGCCGACGACGTTGCCGAAACCTTCTGGGCCTTTGAATGAGGTTGGGCCTGTTGGGCCAGCTGCGACTTCAGCCTTGGTTTCACCGTTTGGTTTGACCATCCGAGAAATGGCATCCTGCACGTCTTTCTGCTTGGACAAGGCTTCAGCAGAGTTTGCGTCCAAACCGAACTTGATACGGAAGCCACGGAAGCCCCCGATTTCGTCTGCTACTTTGCTGCGCATACCGTCCTGCTCTAAGAACTTTTCGGCCTCTTGTTCTTTGGCTTTCTTAGCCATTTCCTGTTCCTTGGCGTCTTCTTCTTTGGTCCTGCGATCTTGGGCAAGTTTGACTGTAGTTTGGTCTAGGTACTTTGACTCTCCTTTGACGGCAAAGTCGTAAGCGTCCTTGGCTTCCTGTTTAGCCTTAGCGATGGCGGCGCTGATGAAGGAGATGGCTGACTGAAGAATAATCATCGGGGCGATGAAGCCCAGGGCGATGTCCTTGAAAGCGGTGCTGAACTTTTTACCAATGGCGTCTAACTGATTTTGAAAACTAGACGTAGCCGCCTTGGCCTTGTCCATAGCCTGCGGGACGTCCGAGGTCGTCTTGATGTTTACTTCGAGGGATTGGGCCATGTCAGGAGGTCTTCTCCTTTGCTGGATTGGAAGCAGACGCGGCCTGCTCGGCTGCCATATAGGCCTCCTCCTCGGGGGTCATTATCTTAACCTCTGCCCCCTTGCGGATGGCTAGGGCTGAGTTCAGCCAGATGGCTTGGCACTCCGGCATCTCCCAAGCCCGTTGCTCTGGTACGCCTGACGCGATCAGGTTGGCGACGATAGCCAAGGGCCAAGGGACGCCCGTGTCCCCTCCGCTCTTGCTCTTGTCTTGCTCCCAAAACTTAGGCCAGTCGTGGATTAGGATGTAGCCGGCAAAGGCGTTAAGCAGGGTTTCAAACTTAGCGGGGTTTCGTTTGAGGTTAAGGATGCGTAACTTGTCGAGCAAACCGATTTGCCCAAGCGGTTCTTCGGCGCATACCTGACAGGCGAAGATAAGGTCGGCTGGGGTGATGCCGCGGTCGCCCGTGATCAGCGGAGACTTAAAGGCCATCAGTCGCACGCGGTACTTGAGACACCACGGATAAAGCGAACGACCCAGCAACTTGAAGGGAGCCGGGTCGATGAATGCGTTTAGAAAGCGATGGTCCACGCCTGGACTATGCCCCTCCTTGGGGCTGGGTCAATTAAGGCGTGACGCCTTCGTAGTCGACCGCGGTGATGGAGACCGAGGTAAAGTCCTTATTGGAACCCTTCTGGGAGATGGCGGTAATGGTGCCGACGTAGGAAACCGAAGCCGTGCCGCTTGGGTAGGCCGTGTCCGCGTTAATCGTGAATGAGAAGCTCGCACCAAGGACCGGCATCGAGGAAGTCTTGCAGATGCCGTCCACCGTGATCTCGGTCTTGCGGTCGTCGAAGCGGGCCGTCTTGGTCAGACCCGTCTCGTCGGCGACCGTGTTCGACAGGTTGAAGGTCGTGTTGACCGAGTAAGACTGCACGAAAAGGTTGCTGACGGTACCCGCGACACCGAAGAGGCAGGTGGTTCCAGTAGATACGGCGGCCATTTGTCTTTGCCCGTTTTGGAATAATTACGGGGCCAGACAGGTCCAGACCGAGAAGGCAAACGAGGTCGCCCAGGAGCGTTCGTCGATACCCTCGTCCTCGGAGATGATGCTGACGTCGTAACAAGTCGCGTCCCCGCCAGAGACGAAGGCGGCCTTGATGCTGGCAATGTCCCGCATATTCCCGACCAAGGCGGCGCAGCGGGAGCGGTGATCGGCGAGGGTCGTGTCGTCGGCGTTGGAGAAAAGGGTGATGCGGACCGAGCAGTCATAGTTGCCCTCGCCTTCTTCTAGGCTACCGGGCGGTCGGGCAGAGTCACAGAGGACGACGGCCTTGGGCAAGGTCTGGGTGGCGTTGCTGTCGCCCGTGAGGAAGGTGACCGAGGTCAGCCCAGTCTGGGTCGATAGGTAGGTCGCAAGAGTGGACTCGACGATGTGGCGGATGGATTTGGTGCCCATAAAGGTTTGGTTATTTGCGGTTAAACTTGGCGACGTCAGACGCGATTAGGCGCTGGATTTTGGCGGGCATCTGTTTGACGCGGTTGCCGTAGACTAGGCCGAGGACGCCCGCTTGGTCGGCGATGCCGAAGATGTTGCCCGAAAGGTTGCGGATGGTGATGTCGGCGAGTTTGTCAGAGAAGGAGGTCACGCTATTCCCGGCAACGCTGTTGTGCTTGGTAATCCAGCCCGCGGCCCGCAGCTTGGAGCCAGCGTTCTTCTCCACGCCGTTGATGACAGGGCGGGGGAGGGACATCAGGGCCTTGTACCAGCCCGACTTGATGGCGCCGACCGTTTCCTGGCGTTGCAGGATGTAGGTGTCGAGGTCGCCCTTCTTCTCGACGACACGCTTGTCGAAGGACTTAACGCCGCTCACATTGCGTCCGTTCTTCCAGAGGCGTCCGTTGTTGCGCTGATAGACAGGCTTGTAGACCGCGTCGATTGCAGCCGTGCCGTCAAGGAAGCCACCATCCGAGCTGAAGGACTGAGCGGCGACCCGGGTGCCGATGCGGTTAAAGTAGTTCTTGGCCTTCTGGAAACCCTCGGGCGTCCCGAAACCCTTGTACTGCTGGGAGAGCATACGGGCCACGAAGGAGTTAGCCGAGATGATGGTCGATTGGCTTGAGGCTACCTTCCAAAACAGGCCTTGGTTATCGTTAAGGGCCAAGGAGCCGAGGCGCTTGATGACGCGAGTGGCCTGCGTTCCTGCACCGCCACCTGTCAGGGGGGTCACGACCTTGCCCACGTCTCGGTCAACGGCACGCTCACCGGCCTTCTTGGCGGCGTTGGATAGGCCGTTGCCTCCGCCCTTGGTCAGGGGAGGGGTGAAGGTGGCGGCGTCTTGGCAGGCGAGGGCGGCCTGCTCCAAGGTGGCGTCGCGGATGGTTTGCTTGCTCGCGGCGGCGAACTTCTGGATGGCGTCCACGAAGGCCTGCTGACTGGCGGGCGTGATGGAGACCTTGACCACGGCTTATTGGTTATCGTCGATGACGAGGAGCGTGATCCATGCCGACGCAGGCTTGTAGGTCTGGGTCGTGATGCGGACGTTCTTACCGCCGGCTACGATTTTCTTCCCTTGGCCCAAGGAGGCGATGGGGACGCCAGCGGACAGTAGGGCCGCCGATGCCCCATTAGACCCATCTGGGAGGCTCCAGGAGGCCGTTACAGCGGGAACCCTTACCGTGTATTGGGTACGCTCCACATACCCCCCTGCCTCGAGGACGGTCTGGACGGCGGGGTCGGAGATGAGGCATTGGAAGGTGATGGCCCCCGAGTTGGCGGAACCAGCCACGCCGAAGTCGGCGATCATCTCCTTTGCGTCATTAAGAAACTCGGTTCCGTAGAGGCTCATCATATATGCCCGCTTTGGTAGGAAAACGAAAGACCCCCAAGGGGTTAGCCAAGGGGGTCTCGTTTAGGCGGCTTGAGCCGCGTCGCTTACGCGCTGCAGAGGCGGCGGAGGCTCGTGGCGCGACCGACAGCGCAACCGAAGAGGAGCGTGGCGGTGACGTTGAGGAAGCCCGACTGCTCCTGGATGATCATGACCTGCACCGAGAGACCCGTTGCAGGGTCGGTGGCCTGAGACACTTCAGCACCCGGGATTTCATTGAAGGGCAGAGCGGTCGCAACAGCGATAGCGTCGGCACCGCAGAGGAAGCCAGCAAGGCCTTCAGAGTTGGCAGCGAGGTTGCTGAACTGGTAGACCTGAGCGCCAGCGATGGTGCCGAGGGAGCCGGAGGAGATGACGTTCGCACCGAGCTGGAAGGCGGCGATGATGGTCGCGTCCGAGCGGAGGTCGGAAATGTAGGTGTTACCGAGGACGAGGGCGCGCTTGTCAGGAGCCTTAGCGTCATCGAGAACCTTCTGAGCGGCGACGACTTCAGCGTAGGACAGAGAGGCACCAGTCACAACACCAGAGCTGTAGTTAGCAAGGGTGACGAGGCTGTTGATTTCCGTCATGCACTTCTGGGAGAGGGCGATAGCAGCCGTCTCGACGAAGTTATTGGCGAAGAAGCCAACGCCGTACTGGCGGATATCGAGAGGCGAGAAGCGGCTCGAAACTTTAAAATGTTTTAAAACTACCGAGCTGGAGCTCACACTTGCGTCGTCTTGCGTGAGGTAGCCACCAGAACCAAATTCCGTAGCAACGGAGGTACCGATTAGTGGAACTTGGATGGTCGCTCCGCCGTTCTGGATAGACGAGGTGAAAACGGTGGAGAAGCCCGTGAGCATGGGCAACTTGTTAGCCAGAGCGGAGATGACGCCCTGAGCGAGGACCGCCGGAGCGGCTGCGATGGAATTAGCCATAGTAGTATTTTAGGAGATTAGGGTTAGGGAAAAATTATACCTTGATGGACGCGTAGATGGCTTGGGCGTTCTTTGCGAAGAAGTCGGCCTTGGCCTTCGGGTCGGTCAGGGAGTTATAGGTGGCGAGGACGTCCACCTTGACGGCGGCGTTGTCGGAGCCGGGGATGATGGCGGTCGGTTCGACGCCCACGGAGGCGGCAATCTTGGCGGCTTCCTTGGAGGCAGAGACCTTGGTCGCTTCGAGTTCCGCGATCTTGGCGGCAAAGGCGTCACGCTCGGCCTTGGCGGCTTCGAGGGCGGCACCGAGGTCAGCGAGGGCGGCTTCCTTCGTGACAAGGTCGGCCTTGACGGCGGTCAGTTCGTCAGCGGCGCCGACGGTGAGCTTCTCGACGGTGGCACGGAGGTCATCGCGTTCAGACGTCAACGCCTGGGCGAGGAGTTCAGCGGTCGAGAGTTTGTCTTCGATGGTCATCTTGGTATTGCCCGCTTTGGAATAAACCAAGGCCTTGGCAGACATCTCCACGGCTTCCTCTTCCTCGTCGCTTTCCTCTTCGGCGGCTTCGCTTTCAGCGTCTAAGTCGGCAGGGTCGGCGACATCTACGCCCAAGGCGGCAACGGCTTCGCGGTTGGCTGGGTCGTTGTCGATGAAGAGGTCTGGGTCGAAGCCTTCGTCGAGCAGGGCTTGGACTTCCTTGGCCTTATGCTCGGGGGCGGGGGCTTCGCCGGCATTCATGATCAGGCGGAAGTAGTCGAGGCCCGTGGCCTTCAAGTCTTCGACAGTTTTCTCGCGGTCCGACTCGGGGCGGTTCGTCAGGATGGCGACCGGGTAGCCTTCGCCCTTGATGTAGTCGATGACGCGCTGGACGGGTTGCCCGGCGTCAAGGATGGTGCCGTCGATGTCGGTGATGATGATTTGAGGCATAGAGAGTTCTTGGGCTTTTGGTTCGCCAGAGATGGCCTTGGCTTCTCGGTCGAGCTGAGCGACCTTGGCTTCAGCCCATTCGGCGGTCCGCATGATGTCGCCAGAGGTTGGGCCACCCCATAACGCCCAAGCCACGGCTCCCGCTCCAGGGAAGTCCTCGTTGTCTGGGTTGTTCTTCGGGGCGTCCATGTCCGCACGATGCCGGCGAAACCACGGACCCATGCGGCGGACCTTGTCCTCGGAGACCGAACCTCGAACCATGTCGCGGGCTTCCGCGAGGGTCTGGTCGGTGACGCCGTCGCCCGACTTGCCGTCCTTGTGCCACTCAAGGCCACGGGAAGCGGCTTGGCTGACGTAGTCGGGGACGGAGACGGGCATCGGTTATTTCTTCTTGGCTGGAACAGCAGGGGCAGGGGCGATGCTGTTCTCGGCCCACATGGCGACGGCTTCGTTGAAGGAGTCCGCAAGGCCAGTCACGAGGTTGCGCTGGGCGGCCTGCTTGCCGGAGAAGACTTGGCCTTCCATGTCCTCGGCCTTGACGAGTTTGCGGGTCTGGAGGACGGAGGCTTTGAAGTCTGCGTGGATCGCGTCAACGCTGTCTTGGAGGTTGGCGATTTGCTCCTCGGAAAGGGACGTGCCGGGAATGCCAGCGCCCTTGAACTTGCCCGACTTGATGACGACCATTTTAATTCCTTGGGCCTTCGCCATCTCGGTCATGTCGGCGACAGTCATGTAGACGCCGATGGAGCCAACGGTGGAAGAGGGGGAGGCGACGACCTTGTCGGCAGCGGAAGCAATCCAGTAAGCGGCGGAAGCCATCTCGCTGTCGGTGTAAGCCATCGTCGGCTTGGCGATGTTGCGGACCTTGTTGGCGAGTTCCTCAACGCCCGTGACCGTGCCGCCAGGGGATGAGACTTGGAAGGCGATGCGGGTGACTTGCGGGTTCGTGGAGTAGTCGTCGATGGTCTCGGCGATGTCATTCACGTCCACGGCGCCAGTCATGCGTTCGATGGGGGCGAGGCCTTTGCCGATAGGGCCGACGATGGGGATGACGCCCGTGCCGTCCTCGGCGATGTAGGCTTTCGGGACTTCGCCGAAGAGCTGGGCCAGCATATCCGTGAAGCCAAACTTCTCCGCAAGGATGCGGTGATCGTTAGCCTTGGCAGGGTCGATGAGGAGGGCTTCGCGACCGTTCAGGCCGTTGAGTAAGAAACGCATTTTAGGAAGAGGTCTCGGTTTCGGCGTCGGGCTGAGGTTCGGTAGAGGTCTGGGCAACGGTGCCCGGTGCCGTGTTGATGAGGAGGTTCGACAGGGTCTCGAACGGAACGCCGTAGGTCTTGGAAAGGTCCAAGAGGTGGCGGACGTTCTGGGCCTTGATTTCGGCTTCCTCCTCAAAGTTCATGCCGCGCTGGTTGTAGATTTCTGCGAAGGACAGAAGGCCGATGCGGAGGTCTTCGCGGTCATTGGCGGAGTCGCGTCCACCGTCCACCGTGACAGACTTTGGGGTCGTCCAGGAGACTTCGGCCCAAGACTCGTCGTCGGGGAGTTCGCCGTTCGCGATTGCCTGACCGATGACGTAGCCCCAAGTCGGGTGACAGAGGGTCGTGATGATCACGTTCTGGTACTTGCCGAAGACGCGGCCTGCCTTGGCGGTGACGAGACGGACGGAAGCCCCGCCAATCTTGGAAGGGTCGGAGACGAACTCGTAAGGTAGGACGCGGACGATGTCGCGCTCAAGTTCCTGCAAGAAGCCGATGGCCTGAGAGCCACGGTTTGAGGCGAGCAGCTGGAGGTCTTCACCGGGTTCGAGGGCGAGGATTTTGCCACCCATAGAAGCGTACTGCTGGCCCTGCGTGCTTGGGGTAGACTGACCGAGTTCCGCACCCATGTCGGTCGGCATAAAGCCACCTGTCTTTTTGAGGACGCGGGTGACGTCGCCGTGGTCCTTCATCGCAAGGATTTCGAGGAGACGCACGTCCATGTCATCCTGCACCGAGTCAACGGCGCTCTGGAGGACGGGAACGCCACGGGCACCGCTGGCCCACTCCTGGTCGACGATGTGCATTACCGCGTTGGAGACGATGTAGCGGGCAGAGCCGTCAGAGCGGTAGATAGAATAGCCAGCCAATTCACCGTAGGGACCGAACTGCACGCCGTCGTGCATACCGGGCGGAGGGACGTCTGGGTTGATGGGGTCGCCACATCGGTGGGCTTCCATGATCTGGAGCTTCGGGGCGTCGAAACCGTTGCGGGTCTTGATGGCAAAGGAGTCGCCGTCACGGAGCATTCCTCGGAGGAGGATGTTCTGGACTTGGTTAAACGAAAAGCGGCCCGTGATGTCGCACTTCTTAGCCCATTCGCTGAAGTAGTCGTTATAGGCTTTGCGGGCCTCGGGCGTAGACGCGTGGGACTGATGCTTGATGCCGTCGCCCACCGTGTAGAGCGTGAGGTCGTTGAGGATTTGATTGAACAGTCCAGAGTTGCGTTCAGCCCAGCGACACTTGCGGACCATCGACAGGCGGTCGAACGGCGAGAGGTCGCGGCGGAGGTCACGCGGTTGGGCGCCGTACTGCCCCAAGCGGAGGCGAGTCAGTCCCGTGCTTTGCCAGCCACCAGCGGAGGCCTCGGGCTTCGGGGTACCCTTGCGGGCCTTAGTGGTAGGACGCTTTTTGACTGCCATAAATTAGTTACGGATTGGGTTGTTCCAATTCGTCCGACCAACCGTCATACGGACCGAGCCCGGGTACTGCTGAGGGTCGAGGATACCGAGGGCGTACTGTGCCTCGGCAAGCATCTCTTTGGCGGGCATGACCATAGACTTCGACGCCGACGAACCGCTGTCCGAGTAGGACATGAGGGTCTTGCCTTCGGTGATAAGGGCCACCGCTTTGGTACGGATTGCAAGGAGTTCGCACTCGGTGAGGCCGATAAAGATGCCGGAAGCCATGTTAAACTTGCTCCGATTGGAAGGAAAGGGGGCGAGCCGAGGGCCAACGATCCGAACCTCCAAGCCATTGTAGGTCCCCACAAACCCCCGACTCGCTTGCGTTTAAAGTGATAAGGTCGGGCACGGTGTCAAGTTGTAGGTGCTTCGGCTTCCGTAGTCGTGGCCTCCCGACCGACGACGCCCCAGCGGACGGCGATGAGCATGGCGAGGATTTCGCAGTCGAGGGCGTGGTTGTCCGAGACGCCTTGGGGGAGTATCCACATCGGCTTCCCCGTGCGCTTGTCCTTGATGCGCACTTCGGAGTTCAGTTGCTTGGCGTAGTCCTCCACCGCGTCACGGGGGTAGGTGTGCAGTTTACGGACGCGGAGGCCGTGCAGGAGGTCTTTGCCGGCGGAGGCCGAGTGAACGATGAGGGAGACGCGGGTCGGTTGTCCAGGGACGATGATGGCCTGTGGGTCGGAGTAGAAGCGGCGGGTCGTCTGTCCGTTTGACGAGGTGACGGCGAAGTCCTCGGACCCCGAACCCTTAAAGGCTTTCCAGCCACGGCGGCAGCACTCCGCGTAGACCGTTTGGGTGTTATCCCCAGAGTCCACCGCGACGAGGGCTTTGTGGACGCCATGCTTCTTGGCTAGGTCGTCGAGGCCTGACCACGTTTCAATCTTCTCAAAGGCCATCAGTCGGCTTTGACCTGTACGGCTCCAGCGCCGAACCACCGCCCAGAAGTGACCACGCTGGACGTCGATGCCGAGCGTGCGGAAGGGGATGCTCCCAGCGGGTGCGTTCTCGCGGGTGGCGATTTGAGCCTTGGGTGTGATGACCGCTTCCTCCGCCCAGTCGTCGGCAAGGGCGTAGTCGGACGCGTTGACGGGCGTGACCATCGAGCCACCGTCTTCGGAATAGGCTAGGGCTAGTCGCTTTTGCTTGAAGATGCGGCGGGGTTCCTCGTCCCCGTAGATCACGGACGCCCGCTTGGCCTCAAGCATCATCCGACCTAACTCGCCCCAAGACATCATAGCCAAGGCATTAAGGTGCAGGCCGACGCGCTCGATGGACTTGCCGGGTTCGCGGGGGTGGAACTTGCCGCCGAGGTTAAGCTCGAAACGGGTCTCGCGGCTGTCCGTGTGGCGGGTGTTGCAGGAGCGGCACTCGTAGGTCGTGCCGGCCTTGACCTTGGCGGTGTCCCAGTCGTCTCCGTCCTTGGCGTCCTCTGGGAAGCGGACGAAAGACCAGTCGTAGGGCTGGAGCGTGTTGCACTTCGGGCAGTTGAAGGACCAGTCGTGGAGGTTGGTCGAGGGTTGCTCCAGGAGTTGATGGAAGTCGTCCGTCGGCGTACCGCCTTGGCTTGCGAAAACGTGCTTGGAGTTCCACGAGAATTGGGTCGTCCGTCCCATCGCTTCCTCCATGTGACCCTTGGGCCAGCGCCAACACTCGTCACCGAAGACGTACTTGGTCGTGATGCTGTGCAGGCTCATCTTCGTGTGGGCCGAGCGGCAATAGATGATCATGCGCTGGAAGTCCCCGACCGACGA